TAATTGGTTGAAGTAGACCTCAAGCACACGGATCAACTGGCGTTGCGTTTCCGCATCGTACTCTATGGTAGGGTTCGGCAGTGGTGCCGCCCTAAACTTCTCCATCGCCATTAGCGTTTACCATCCGGTCTTGCGTCTAATCTAGGAGAGCCAAGCTGCCACTGTACTCCGGCTGTGTCTGACTCCACTCTTAACGCCATCTGCCTAGCACGGGCACGAATAAATACTTGATCGGTGTATGTGCCCACAGAAGTTCTAACAATACGGCGTCTATCTGCGCTATCTGAAGACAGTGCGCCGCCCGGGAAGTTACGAGTCTTGATCTCCATGTCAATCTCAGGAGTCAAGGAAGTAGACTCAATAAACTCTATATCAGGAATAATACGGCGTGTAAGCGCAAAAGACTCGCCATCGCCAAGATCAAAGTCGGAAGACTCAATAAACGATGTCATTGGCCCAGTATCATCCTCGATGCCATTCTCATGGTCGTAGAGGTAACCAACAGAGTCAGTGCGGCTAGAACCGGCAGCGATTGGGAACTCACGGTTAGGTGCATCCAGCCAAGCGGTACGCTCAATAGTGCCGAAATACCAGATTCTATCGAGGTAGTTATAGATGACGTAGCGGTCATTCCAGTTATTACCACTACTTTCGCTTGGGTAGAACCACCAGACTTCGCTCCATTCCTCGTTAGTGCCGCACACAATCTGGTCAGCCTGAGTAAAGTCAATATCAGAAAATACGTACTTACGTACGGAGCAAGGTAGTGTATCTACACGACCGGTGTACACATAGAACTTATCCCGACCCATCCAGAATGTTGCGTTGGCAGCAGTAGCTACTGCACGTGGACTAGCCATAGAAATGCTATCAGCGTACTCTTGTAAACCAAATACATCAGTGGTGCCCAAAAACTGTAATGCATATAAGTGTGTATCAGTCCATATCAAGATTTCCTGACGGGTTGGCAGTGCCCGTACAATTTTCGAGCCACGAGATACTTTTAAAAACCCTGCGGAATTAGTAACTTGTGGTTCCCACTGCCCGGGGTTGTCTTGGTCAGCCCAACGAATAAGAAGTGGGTCAAAGTCACTTTCGGCTGTAGAGCCGTAAGGAACCGCACCGAAAGCTAGCAAGTGTTTGTCGTTCTGAGACACGAGTAACTGACCAACTTTAGAAGGCACGTCGTTCGCATCGTACCCGGCACCAGTAGCAACGGTCTGCAACGTTGTAGCTCTTGTAGCCAATGCTGTATCAGGGAGAGCAGTAGTACCTCGTTCCCAGTAATAAGGCTTACCGTTACGGATGTTAAGCACGAGGTCATTATCAAAGTTATCAAAGAACCAGTCTCGTTGAGGTAAATCCACTGGAGTAGAAGAACCAAGTCCCCATGCACGGTCGGGCGTAGGTGAAGTCTCGTCACCGCCCCATACACCAGTACCCCAGCCATAGCCAAGAGTAGTATCAGGGTTACCAATATTTATCTGAAAAGCAGCAGATATGCTGGTCCCGCCGCCGGCTGCTACGGTAGATGTAGCTGCTGTACTAACAGTAATGTTAAAGCTATCAGCATCAACATATTCAATTTCAAACTCTGCATTGAGTTCGTCAGCAGGAATACCACCAACAGTAGTAGCACCAGAAAAAGTGACATAATCGCCATCATTAGCACCGTGTCCGGTAATATTTACAACTACTGTAGTGCTTGTATTGGTTGTAGCAAAACAGTTGTCTGAGTCTGTGGACGTAAATGTAGTGCGTATAGGCGTTATGTCATAGAAGCTACCCCCAGCCTCGATGTAAGCCTTTTTATGTGTGCCTATCGCTAAAAAGCTATCAGAGTAAGAAGTAATCCAAGCGAGTAACTGCCTAGCAACGCCAGCATAAGAATTAGAAGTCGCCTTTACCCACCCACCAATCTTTTCTGGAAAGCCCGCTCGAAAGCGTATCTTGTCACAGTCATACCACCCACCTTCGTTTGTGTAGTTGGCCTGATCGCGGTTAATACCCGGTTTGAACTGTAACTTGATAAGAGGCATCTGAGTATTCCTTATGCTACGTTACGCATCCGCGTTACTAGGCGGTCAGCACGGTTCGTTACTTGACGATACCACTTGCTATCCACCATCTCATCGGCAGCAGCATTCCAATCCCGTGCGTCTAATCCACGCTTCATGCCTTTAAATGCGCTCAAACGTGGTCGGCCCATATTGAACATCATATTTGCACAGATCAATTGGACTTCTTCAGGAAAATCATCCCAGTCTTCGTATAGCTTTTTGCACTCGCCAATAGTGACTTCTACGTCTTTTTCAAATACTTCTTTGACACGCTCCTCAGAGACAGCGGTGCCGACTTCTTGCCCGTTTTCTGGGTCATCTTCAGTAACCAGATGGCCAATACCAAACGTAGGCAGTCCAAGGTGATCTAGGTAGATTTCATACTTGCAGCCTTCGTCGTACTCCAGCTCCATGCGTAGTTGATCTATGTTCATCATTGCTTACCTCCTTTCTTCATAGACATAATTTTATCCGCCGATTTCAACCCGAAGCTAGCAGATACCGCAATAAATAGAAGATATTGATACCAATCGGGCAATTTATTTAACGCTTCAAACCCTTCGTTTACACGAGCGATGATAGTTACATCGTCCATCGCCACCGAGTACGCTACAGCCATTAAAGGAAGACTAAGAATGATTGAGAAAAACTCGTCTTTCCACGAGTTCTTAGTAGCGTCTGCCATCTTGCTTTCCCAGTCCGCATCGTTCTGGATCGCATTGATCTTGCGCTCTTGAATCGCTTTCTTTTCGTCCGCCTTACCTTTGATAAAGTCTTTGCCTAGCTCAAGTGCTGGACCTAATAATAAGTTAAGCATCTTTCTTTCCTTGTAACGCTGAGGCACCGAAGAATGCAGATACGAGAACTGCAATGGATGCGAAGTACGTCGGGGCGATATCTGCAATCAAGGAAGCGGCTGTATCCATACCGAAGGCATTAGAAAGAAAGATACCAAATGGATACAGTAGAAGACCAAACAGAGCAAACCAAGCCATCTTACGAATGGAATCACGTTGGGCATCATTGTCTTCCATCTTGCGACGCATGTCTTCCAACAGGATTCTGCGTTCTTGTTCATCCAGCACACCGTCGCCGTTAAGGTCGTATTTTTGCATTTCTTCTGTCATATCCATTTCTCCACTGTGTAGTTGTGGTTCATCACTATCTGCCCACGTTGATCGTAGGTAATCGATTCTACCTTTAATTCCCGCGATGGCTTTGTCGAGCCGTCGCTTTCCACTTCCCGAGCTGAAATCTGCGTCTCTGTAACGGGATACGTTACGTTTGGCATTAAGTAAATCGGACTGAATGCGGAGACGAAGACGCTCATCCACTACTTACCTTTAAGACTAATAATCCACAGTAATAAGGCCACGGCCCCGCCCACAGCACCGAGAACAGCAATGCCAATAGCCAAATACAAAAATCCATTCTGTATGGCTTTTTTACGAGCCAGTTTTTTAGCTTCCGCACGTTTACGCTCATTTTCTCGTAGTTGCTTACGGTTAGCTATGAACTTCTGGTAGTCATCCCAGAGTCCTGCGCGTCCTGCATAGATGAACTGCTGTTTGACCTCAGCCTCATGGCGTTTGATGTCCTCTAACGCCCAGAAAGCCTCCATGTCGCCATCCTTGGCCGCTTTCTCAATGTCATCTTTGGCATCTGCTAGTTTGGTTAGGTCTTTGCCCATTTCACCGACTGATGAAACGTGACCGGCAAACTCCTTGATCGCGCCGATAGCCTCATTTGCGATCTTAATTGCGGCTATGGCTTCAAAGATCATGACTACGTCTGCCCCATAGTTTTCCCGCCCGCTTTAGGTATAGAAGTAGCCCAAACAGAAACGGATTGTCTAAGGTTAAGTGGTTGCCCACAATCAGCACAGGTGTCTGCGGCCAGCTCGTTTTCATCGAGATCATACCCACAGTTTGAACAAAGCCTAACAATTTCAGTCTTTGGGTGTTTGACGCCACTCTCTTTATAGGCTTCAACTACTTCTCGCATATAAACTCCTGTATTTATTCAGGTTTTGTAGGCCACACCACATCATCTAAGTTAGAGTATGTATTTGTGATGTCCCGAAGAGCTTGGCGGTAAGTAGCCATCTCATCCGTTAGAGTGTTGTCAGATAAAGCAAGGTAATCCGTCTCAGCTAACTTAAGGTTACGCTCTTCTTTCAGGAAGCCTAACTTTTGCTCGTCATTCCAGTTACCTTCTTGGCCATGTGGTTGGACCCATGCTCTTGCCGCTTCAATAACTTCATCTTGTTCTTCTTGGGTCATTGCTCGACGGAAGTCAGTTCCTACGTCAACTACATACGCGGGTTGTCTAACGAATACTTCTGTATACCCAAACGAATGGTAATCAAAGCTCAAAGATGGCTTATACTCCGCACCCATGTACATGCACCCATCAGGGTATGCGTCGTTAAAAATAATTCCGTTATCTTGGAAACCGTCGTAATTAAAGTGTAATTTTGCCATTAACTTAATCCTATGTATGCCCCAGTATTATTCCCGTTCCTAGTACGCATATTACCGCCACTCGTTTCAAAACCGTAATAAATACCGTTACTGTTAACATCAACAAGTGCTGATCCAGTAAACCCACTAGATATGGTGAATGAAACTGCATAAGCGGAATACAAAACGGAATTGTGGTACGGGTTTAACGTATTGTCGCCATTACCTTTAATACCGTTCAAATCGTTTGTACTGGCGCCGATGGAAGATCCGTCTGTAAAAGTACCACTGGTACTGGCGTATAGGGTAGTACCGCTACTACCGTTAGCCCTAAAGTAAAAAGAGCTACCACTTGTGTAAAGGCCCCAGTCAGAAAAATAAATTGAATTACCTGACCACTGCGCGTTGAACAGCTCCCCACCATAGAAATTAGAAAACTTAATTTGTCCTGACGCAGGTGCGTCAGAGCTTTCCACTCCGTAATATTCGGATAAAGCGTGCGGAGCGGAGCCACCAAACTCTGCGGCTATCTCAGACAGTTTAATCTGCCCTGACGATTGAAGTGCCATTACTTAGCCTCCAGTTCCTCAACCCGCGCCGTTAGTTCTTTAACCGCTTCGATCAAAAGTCCGTGCAGCGCATCGTAGTTCACAACTTTATACTCTTGCCCGTCATCTTTCTTGAGCGGTAGTAGCTTTTCGGATACAGCTTCAGGTAATACAGCTTCGACTTCTTGGGCAATTACACCCGCAGAAATCTTGCCATCCGCTATGTATTCAAAAGTGTAGCCGTTTAACTGGCCTACTTTAGCAACCGCGTTTTCAATACCTTGTACATTCTGCTTCAACCGAGCATCAGAAATTGTGGTTGAGTAAGCAATAACGTCACCATCTGCATGGAAATCCCCATCAGACTCTAACCGTGCTTCGTTCCCACCGTTAACATAAAAATCAATACGGGAGTTATTGGTGAACCCAATGTAATCCCCTGAATCCAGCCCAACGTGAGTAATCCCATCACGCAAATCGGTTTCTACAGAGAAAGTCGTTCCTGATAAGTCAAGGCCACTACCCGCCGAATAGGTTGTGTTTGTATCTGTGGGTGTAGCCCATGTAAACGTACCATCACCGTCTGAACGCAAAAACTGCGATGTCGTACCGTTGCCGGAGACGTTTAACTCTGAAGCACCTACCGCATTAGCAGCGATCTCAGATGAACCAACACTATCCGCTGATAGCTGTGCAGATCCAATAATATCTGTCTGACCTAGCGCGTCTTGAACAAATGCAGTAGTAGCGACCTTGGTAGAGTCATCACTTGCAGACTGCGTTGTCGCTGTACTACTACCTAGTTCTGCTGTGGTAAGTGTTTTGTTAGTCAGCGTCTGAGTCGCGCTTTCGGTTACTACACTCGAGGGAGTTGCGCCTACTGTAAGAGACGTAAGGTGTGTAGTTACATCTACTACATTAGATCCAGTCGAATAGACCCACATAGACTTACCAGCAGGGACGGACACCGTAGATCCAGTAGAGTTAGAAATAGCAACGGCATCAGCACAGCCGTTGTTAACAATGTAGGTTTTCTCGATGTCAGGCACGGTCAGCGTACGTGCTGTTCCGCCAGTAGTACCCGTCAGGTTGAGACGTATATTGCGTGCAGCCTGTGTTGCGTTGGAGTTGGTAAGGGTTATAGACAGGTCAGCACTTGCGAAGGTTACGTCAGCAGTTCCAACAATTGCTTCTTCCAACGTCGTACCTAGGTTTGTGTTCGTGATCGAGCCCCAAGTAGTTGCTTTTTCACCTGTGGTCATTAACTCGATTTTTAAATTGCTGCTGTATGTACTAGCCATAATTCACCTACGTCTCTATCTCAACCCACGCTACTGTGTTACCGTCATCCACAAGTGTCCACGTGGTGCTTTGTGAATCGTCTACTGCCGCCCAGCTTGTAGTTTGAGCATCGTCTACTGATGTCCATATAACACTAGCCGAATCATCTACGCCTACCCAACTAGGGTCTTGCGCGTCGTCTACAAGCCCCCATACAAATACTTCACCAAGTGTACCTGCAGCTACTAACCCAAGTACAGTGACATTAGCCTCTGCGGTAACTGTTTCGCTACCAAGTATACTCGTAGCTACAAGTCCAGTCTCAGTAATATTAGCTTCTGCGCTAACAGTTTCGCTACCAAGTAATGCACTTGCATTAACGCCTACAACGGTCGCACTTGCACCGGCTTCTACGGTTACAGTGCCAAGAGCAGACGTAGCATCAACGCCCGTTACCGTTGTATTTGCATCAGCTTCAACAGCCGTAACGCCTACATTTCGTTCGTTTATAATGCCAGTAGCGCCATTCGCGCCATCGAAATGAAGTAGGGCAGTTGCAGGGCCGTCAGTAGTAAAGGCTACGGTTGGTTCAGTGAACGAGGACCCTGTGTATCTAGCATTGGTTGACAGTCTTACTTCGT